CAAGTACATTGAGTTACTGCAAGAGTACATTAGAGAATTTCTTAACTACAAACTGGAGACCTATGCCCAGTAAAACCGAAGATGAATTTGAAAAGGTACTGGAGAAAAAGTTTTTTTGTCCCACTAAGTTTGCTCAAGAGATTGAATACTTAGTGAGAGATAACATTGAGATGAACTATATTGAGGCTATCATTCACTTTTGTGAGTGTAATAGCATTGATCTAGAGTCAGTTCCTAAACTAATCTCTAAACCACTCAAAGAAAAGATTAAGTGTGATGCAACGGAGTTGAACTTCCTTAAGCGAACCTCCAGGGCAAAATTGATCTTTTAATTGAGAAAAAGTCGGAAAATTTATCTCTGGGAAAATTACGTGAAAACCCTTTTTGTTAAAATGACTCCCTTTGATGTATATAAAACTTATCTGGGATTGAAGAACCACTTCACAAAAGATAAATACGACTACCACAGATATAATGGTAAGACTCGTGCTTCCCTACAGTCCTTCTATAAGAGGAAGGATCGATATTGGTTTGAGAAGATGAGTCGTCAGAAGAATGATCAAGAAGTTGTTAACTTCTTTGTATCGAATTTTGTGGAATCCACAGATGCTGGTTCTATGTGGATTGGTCAACTTATTCGTGAGGGTGAATCCACTTACAATTCATGGAAGAGGCGTAATGAGTCATTGAGTTACGTTTTTAAAAATGAGTCTAGAGACCTTTTTTGTGAATATGATGTTGAGGACGTTTTTGACTGTACTTCTGGACATCCACCACTTCTTAAAAAACATTTAAGTGGTGATATTTGTGTCGAGACGTTGGTGATATATAATCGCATTTTTCAGTTCAGTACGGATTTTGATAAAAAACTGCAAGATCCTATTTGGGAGCAAGTCTCCAAAAATATTAAGAAGTATAATTCCTTCCTAAATATTGATATCTCCAAATTTAGAAGAATTTTAAAAGAGTGTGTTTTATGACATTTTTTGACTCCGAGATGGTAAGGGCAGAAATTGTCTATATCAACGATCTCCAAGAAAAGCTGTATAAAAATATGTTTAATTTTTATCAGATGGATAAAGATGATAAACTTTCACATGTTGAACTTTTGACTAACCTGATAGACAAGCAAAAAGTCCTATATGCTAGACTGTCTCTATCTGATGATCCAGAGGCACAGAAGATGAAGGAAAATATTGCAAAATCTGCTGCTATGTTGGGTATGCCAGATAATGTTGATATGAATATGATTTTTAGTAATATGGAAAAACTGGTTGGATATATGAAGGAGCAGGTAGAAGAAAAAGAAATTTGACAATCATGGGCACTTGCACTATTATAGGTCCGTACTCGCCGCAAGTGCCCAATGGGTACACACAAGCCGAATACAAAAAATCCAAGGTAATCTAATGTCTTTCGCAAATCTTAAAAAGCAGTCTTCTCTGGGGTCTTTAACCCAAAAACTTGTAAAAGAAGTTGAGAAGATGAATAGTAATTCCAGTGGCGGCGATGATCGTCTTTGGAAACCCGAAATGGATAAAACGGGGAATGGTTATGCCGTTATTCGATTCCTCCCCGCTCCTGATGGAGAAGATCTTCCATGGGTGAAGATGTACTCTCATGGGTTCCAAGGTCCTGGTGGTTGGTACATTGAGAATTCTCTGACGACTATTGGTCAGAAGGATCCTGTATCTGAGCACAATCGCACCCTGTGGAACAGTGGTATTGATTCTGATAAGGACACTGTTCGTAAGCAGAAACGTAAACTGTCATATTATGCAAATATCTATGTTGTAAAGGATCCTGCCAATCCTTCAAATGATGGAAATGTATTTCTCTTCAAATTTGGCAAAAAAATCTTTGATAAGATTATGGCAGCGATGCAGCCAGAGTTTGAAGATGAGTCTCCGATTAACCCATTCGATCTTTGGGAAGGTGCTAACTTCAAACTGAAAATCAAGAAAGTTGCAGGTTACTGGAACTATGATTCTTCTGAATTTGATCGTCAGACGCCATTGCTCGATGACGATGATGTGCTAGAAGCTATTTGGAAGAAGGAGCATCCCCTTGCTGCCATGACTGCTACAGATCAATTTAAGACCTATGAGCAACTTCAGACTCGTCTGGACTATGTTCTTGGTCGTAAGGGTACTCCTCGTCTCGATCCAGATGTTGAGAATGAGGATAATATGCGGGGTAACTTCACTCCTAGTTTTGGCAACCGCCAAGAGGAGTCTGAACTTCCTACAGAATTGAAGAAAGATCTTGATAGTCTCTCTTCAAACAGTGGATTTAATTCGCCAGATATTATGGCAAAAAGTCCATCTGGTGATGGTGATGAAGATGCCATGTCATACTTCCAACGTCTTGCTGAGAGTTGATTATAGTTTAACCGTATAAACGAGGGTTATCACCCTTTTTAAGGGATCTGGAGACATAACCTCCAGATCCTTTTTTGTATGGCATGATATCTTCAAGATCATTAAAGAGCATACTAAGATATTCTTTTTTAAGAATGTATATGTTTCTTTTATTATTCTCTTTTAGATCTTCGTATTCATAATTTGTTATTGGTCTAGATGACAAATTACCTTTAATCTCAATGATGTCATTTGCCACTTCATCAAAGTATACAGTTCCATAAGTAATTCTCTTCCTCCAGTTATATCCATCGTATCTCCATTCTTGACCATTTTTCTCATATACTTCATCTACTTGTGGAGTATATGTTGGTCCTGGTTTACTAAAGAAGATTTCTGGCATTGAATTGTACCCTCTTCCTGGATTAGTTATGGTAATCTCTCTTATTTCCCCATTCTCAGCTTTTAGGACAGCCTGTGCAGTGATTGCAGGTAATGGATTTTCTATAGTTGCAATTGGGGGAGTTCTATAGTTATATCCACGGTCTTGAATTATAACGTCCTTCACTGATCCATTAAGAATAGTTATATAACCCTTTGCAGTTCTATGTGGGATTGGTGGTTGAATAGTAACAGATGGGAGTGTGGTAGATGTATACCCAGATCCAGGTTTTGTTACAGTAATATCAAAAATAGTCTCTGCTCTAGTTCCAACTCCAACAGTGGCTGTTCCCGTCGCTGTTACATCCGTGTCATAGGTATAGATTTTTCTGTTAATTGACCCACCAATAAAGAATAGAGTTTCAAATGGGTTGGTGAATACGTCCAATGGTGTAGAGTCACCACTAGCAGTTTGAACATTAAGTACACCAAGTAAAGATAGTCCACTAATATCCCAACCAGTAGATAATGTTATAACGAATGTTGAATTGTTATCTGTACCACTAACATATAATTTTGTGCCGTCATCTTTGAATGAGAATCCACGAATTGAAGACTCTGCTGGTTGGCAGATGACAGATACGTTTGCTGTCTGTACTGGAAGTGGGAAGATTGATGTCACATCCCAAGGAACTGTACATTCATATTTTTTGATAGTGTCTGGGTCTTGAGTGTCAAGAACAAACATATGTTGACCATTATCCTGGAATCTTACGCCTGCAAGTGCAGGGAAACTGACATTACCTGATAATGATGCTGTTAGAATATCCCATGCGGTGCTAAGATCGTATTGTGCAATTTTATTACCAGCATTAGTTAATCCAGTAACATACATTCTTGTACCATCAGGTTTGAACTCAACACCTGTAGCATATGTGAAGTTAAGACCACCAGTATTTAAAGTTAGGACATTAACTTGAGATGCAGTATTTGGATCATAACCACTACTCATCTCATATTGTTCAATTGTTCCTTGAGTATATGATGCAGCACCATGAGCAGTATAGTAGTATGAACCTGCAGGATCCATGTACCAACCTTCAAAACCACCATCAACAGTTGCACTACCATTATTAACAAATACAGCACTCTCAATAATGTTTGGAGGTGGTGGGAATGTAACTATGGGTGTGAATGTGTATCCATCACCAGCAGAAATAATTCCAACACTTTGAATCGTTCCTCCAGCACCAATAGTTGCTTCAAGGATCGCCGTTTTTGTTGGTGGTGGGTCACTGAAGGTTAATAATGGTTGAAATGTATATCCAGTTCCAGCATCAATTACTGTTATAGTACCAATTTCTCTCTCATCTGGTGGAACATTTAGCGTAACGCTGAGTGTCGCTAATCTTGGGTTTGGTGGCGCTTCAAACGATATTTCTGCAATGTTGGTATATCCAGTTCCTGGATTTGTTATTGTTAGTGTTTTAACTTCACCAGAACCTGGATCATATGTTCCTGTTGCTGTTGCAAAATCGCCAGGAACTTCTGAGGGCAAAATTATACTTGTATCCATCTCAAGTTCATATTCTGGCGCATTAAAAAATCCTTCATTGACCTCAACGCCTGACTCTATGATAGTAAATCCATCTCTATTTTTACTTTCTATGGTCTCATAGTGATGAATACCGTTATATAATACTTCATAGTTGCCATATTTTTCTAAAAGGTGCTTATCAAAAGCGTACTGAGTTTTTGGCCATTCCTCATATACATTTTGTACGTTATTTGCTAATAGAACTATCCAATCTAAAGATGAGTCTCCATATACTTTGTCGGCAACCTGATCAGGTCTTTCATCACCAACAATACTGTACTTATTAAAGTAACTTACGTTTTGGAATATATCCTCTCTTATTTTTGCACGCTTAAATAAGTTCTTTGTGACTGTATAGTCATTCAGAGTATTATTCTCAAGGTCTCTTGAGATATATGCAATACTTGGGACGTGAGTAAAGTAATTAGCCATTATCAGTATCCGATTGGGTGGTTAGCAGCATCGCCTTCGTTATAATCCTTAGCGTAGAGTGGGATGAGTTCCATAAATTGCAATTGCAAATCATATGAGAACATAGAACCATCGTTATATGCCATGTACGTCCCATCAGGTGTGTAGTCCACAGTACATGCCTGTAAAGCACAATCCTTAATAAGATTTATACCGCTATGCTTTTGTCCTTTTTGGAAGTACTCAAGTTTAAAAATATTTGGTGCTTTTAGGAATAGGTTTGCATCGCTTGTTTTTGGTGCCATGTGGAACTTGAAGAACTTAATAATGCTTTTTACTACTTTTGCTTCATCCGCTGATCTTGGCGTCATTTTAAAGTTAAAAGAGAATGCTCTTAACTGAGGACCTTGGAATAGGAGTTCTGTATTTGGGTTTAATATTGCTCGCTCATTTCTCGCGATGATATTTGA